ATATCTCCTTACAATCAAGGCATACAAAAATTTTTAGAGAATCAGGCTAACCTTGCAGGTAAAAAAGGCAACTTTGAAAGATTAGCTGACATACAAAGACTCATGGAGCAGATGGGTGTAGAGGGATAACAGGCTGGTATTACAGTTGGAAAGAAAAGAAAACTTTCTACAAAACTCAAGGGTCTAATTATAGAATTACAAAAAGCTGGTGACCCTTTGCCTGAGCTACCACAATTACAAGAAGCAATAAAAATACTAGAAAGTACCGGCCCAGAAGGTTATTCTGTTGGAGGTATGGTAGAAGACGACAGAGTAAATATTTTTGAAGATGATATGCCGGAAGGGTCATTTGAAGTAGCTAGTTTAAAACTACCTATGTTTAAAATGTTTGGTAAACCACCAATCAATGAGGTGGCACCTATACCAACACCAAAAGAAAAATTAACAAACCCTACGAAAAAACAATCACAGTCTTTAGAAATTGAAAGACAAAAAGAATCAGATATTTTTGATCCGACACCAGATGAAAAGATAGACTTAGCAGGAGAAACTGTCGAGGTTACACCTTACACAAAACAGCCAATGACCTCTATATTCTATTCTGACATAGAAAGAGTGTTAGCTAGACCAGATACACCAGAGACTTTTGCGAACAAACAAGAGGTTATTGATTTCTTTAATAAAAATAGAATAAAGAAAACAGAATTAGAAGATTACCGTATTGGACCTCTATTAAAATTATTTGAGGACAATGCACCTATACCAAAAGCACAAGTAATATCACAGGTAAGGGCTGCACCAATAAGAGGATTAAAACTACATGCAACAGGACTAGGTTCACAAAAAATAAATCCACAAGGTGAGACTGGCGTTCGATACTCTGGCTACGCAGAAGATGGCATGGTTGATGGCTCACAAAGAGAAAGAGTTTTATATATTAACAAAAAAGATTTACCTGGTGATCCCGGTGCTTATCCAGAAGGAATGTTTGGTGGTGAGTCTGTCCCAAGACATGAGTTTAATATACCTAATGAGCAGGACACTTACATCGTTGGTTGGTCAAGATTAACAGATCGTATGGGTATTCTACCTACTAGATTAGAAGCGCCTAAAACAAAATCAAACATACCCGGTCTTACTCGTGAAAGAGAAAGAGCGCAGAGACAACTTTCTGGTTTATTCGCCGAAGCACAAAATAAATTAAATGCACAAGCACAAAGACGAGGTATACCTGTAGATGAAATACAAGCTCAATCTTTAGAAGAAATGCTAAGCACTTATTCAGGAACTCTTAATGAAATAAGCCCTGGTCTAGTAGATCAGATGGATGAGCTGATTGTAAAAGCTAGAGATTTAGATACAGAGATTGCAAAAGGATCAACAGCCGATACAAGCGGAATAGTTAAAGTAGCATTTGTTGATGAAATGCAATCGGATATAATGCAAAAAGCTACAGAGAGAAAACAACAATTAGCAGCATCCTTACGTAAAATACAAGAAGAGGGTGCAGATACAAACATACAAGGTCTTAATAGAAAAGCGCAACAAGTATTAGATTTCTTTGAAAAAAATAAAACAGTATTTAGACCATTAGCAAAAACAGAAGAGGAAGCAGCTAAGATTGGTGAAAAGATTGCAAAGCTCGATGAGAGAGTAGATGAGATAGTTAGAGGTTATATTGATACAAGAGAAATATCACAAGCCAACTTAAATGAATTACAAACTTTACTTAATGAAAATATTGATGCTATGTTAAATGAAATAATAGAAATAGATTCAAGCACTGTTGATCGATTATTTCCTGATTTACCATTTAAGAACAGAGATGAGTGGGCTGACGCAATAGTAAAATCAAATTTATATGAACTTGCTTATAAAAAGTTCGTATTAAACGAAGCAGACTCCCCGTCCTATTATGCAATTACACCTTCTGAGTTTGTAAGTAAAAGATATAGTTTTAGAGGTGACACGGCTACTCCTGCTGCAGATAGAGCTGCAGATAAAGAAAGAAGATTTCAAGCTTTTAAAGAACAAGGAGCATTTGCAGATTCAAGATTCAAAGGCATAGGCATGGCTGAGTTTTACGGAGGACCTAAAGCTGTAGATGAGTCTGGTAAACATTATACAAGCACATTAGAAAAAATATTAAAGAAACAAGCTAGAGAGAATAATTCAGAAATTATTACTATGCCGGTGCAAACTAAAAGCGGTGGTAAAGATGTATTTAAAATTACAGATCAAAACGGCAACATGGTTGCAACACTCACAAGCGCGAGACAGGCTGATATAGTAGTACAAAATAATCCTAATTACTCAGTTGAAAGGATGCGTATACCAGATGAGAAATCAACAACTCCAGTTTTTGCTATCAAGATTACTAAAGAAATGCTAGAACCATACAAAACACACAAAGCTATGGGTGGTTTAGTACAATTTGAAGATATATTTGAGGTATAATGGTTGTAGATAGAAGAATTACAGGAGTTCCTACAGAGAACATAGAAGTAGAATCAGTAACAGTTGACACACCAGATTTAAGTATTGAGGGTGTAGAAATGACAGAGGATGGTGGTGCAATAATTAATCCTATTGAAGTGGCACCAGAAAATCAATTTGATTCTAATTTAGCAGAACTAATAGATGAAGAAGATTTAAAAATAATAGCATCAGATTTAATTGGTGATTATAAAGAAGATAAAAGCTCAAGAGAAGAATGGCATGACGCATATGCAAAAGGTCTTAAATTACTTGGGTTTAATTACGAAGATAGATCACAGCCTTTTCAAGGGGCAGCTGGTGTAACTCACCCGTTATTGTCTGAAACTGTAACACAATTTCAAGCACAAGCTTACAAAGAATTATTACCAGCTAATGGTCCAGTAAGAGTACAAATGATCGGTAAATCTGATCCACAAAAAGAACAACAAGCACAACGTGTTCAAGAGTTTATGAACTATCAAGTAATGCATGTTATGGAGGACTTTGATCCAGACTTAGATCAGATGTTGTTTTATCTACCGTTGTCAGGTTCCTCATTCAAAAAAATTTATTTTGATTCTACATTAGAAAGAGCAGTATCTAAATTTATTCCCAGTGATGATCTTGTAGTTCCTTATACTGCAACTGATTTGGCTACAGCTGAAAGAGTAACACATGTATTAAGAAGAAATGAAAACGAAATAAAAAAATTACAAGTATCTGGTATGTACAGAGATGTAGATATTAAAGAACAAATAGATGATGAGAACAGTCAAATTAAAAGTGCGGTTAATAAATTAGATGGTGTTAAACCAACAAGCACATCCTATAGTAATGACAATTACACTTTACTAGAAATACATTGTGAGCTTGACATACCAGGTTTTGAAGATGACAATGGTATTAAGTTACCATACATAGTAACTATTGATGAAGGCTCTCAAGAAATATTATCTATCTACAGAAACTATGAAGAGAATGATAATTTAAAAAAGAAAAAACAATATTTTGTACATTATAAATTTTTACCTGGCTTAGGCTTCTATGGTTATGGTCTAATTCATATGCTTGGAGGTCTATCTAGAACGGCAACTGCAGCGTTAAGACAATTACTAGACGCTGGAACTTTAGCAAACTTACCTGCAGGTTTTAAAGCAAGAGGATTAAGAATACGTGATGATGATAATCCTATACAACCAGGAGAGTTTAGAGATGTTGATGCACCAAGTGGAGATCTACGTGCAGGTTTAATGCCATTGCCTTACAAAGGAGCAGATCAAACTTTATTTCAATTGTTAGGATTTGTTGTACAAGCTGGGCAAAGATTTGCTTCTATTGCAGATCAAAAAATAGGAGACTCTGTTGCAGCTAATGCACCTGTTGGAACAACTATGGCATTAATAGAACGTGGTTCTAGAGTCATGAGTGCAATACATAAAAGATTACATTATGCACAAAAAATAGAATTTAATTTATTAGCTAAAATATTTAAAGACTTCACTGCACCTAGATATCCTTACGAAGTAGGGGACAACGCAGTTCCTAGTATAAAAACATCTGATTTTGATGAGCGTATTGATATTATGCCTGTGTCAGATCCTAATATTTTTTCAATGTCACAACGAGTTACCTTGGCACAGACACAATTACAAATGGCTCAATCAGATCCACAATCTCATAACTTGTATGAAGCGTATAAACGAATGTATCAATCATTAGGTGTTAAAGATATAGATGCTATTTTACCACCACCTAAATCACCAGCCCCTAGAGATCCTGCTATAGAAAACGCAGACTCATTATTAGCAAAAAAGATTTATGCTTTCCGTGGTCAAGATCATCAATCGCACATTGATGCGCATAGAACCTTTATGTCATCTATTTTAGTGCGTGCAAACCCGCAAGCAACAACTATATTACAGTCACACGTTATGGAACATATATCATTATTAGCCAGAGAGATTGTTGAAGCAGAAAATGCACAGCAAATACAAGCAGAAGCACAAAAATTTGGTGGACAAATCCCACCAGAATTACAACAACAGTTTCAAACTGAGTTAGAAAAGCAAGTTTCTGTAAAAGCAACAGAATTTATAGAAGAAATGTTTGTCGAAGAGCAACAAGCGATGTCAGGTCAAGGACAAGATCCGCTGATTGGTCTAAAAGAGCAAGAATTACAGCTAAGAGCACAAGATATTCAAAGAAAAGCACAAAATGACCAACAAAAATTGGAACTTGATGCTGCAAAACTTGATCAAAGTGCAAAAATAGCGCAAGATAAAATAGATTCTAACGAAGATATTGCACAATTACGTGCAAATGTTAATCTAGACAAACAAAATGATAGAAGCAGAAGTTAAATTAGCAAAATTTTTTGATACACTTATGGAATTTGTAGAAAATTCTAGTCAAAACCCACAAGATAGTGTACTTTTAGCAGGAGCTATGATGGGCGTTGCAAAAGTTGTATATCAAAAGCATTTAAACCCAGAAGAAGCACAGAATTTGCTTGATCATAATGGTTATGATCTGCTAAACTTAATTAAACCGACGTTACACTAATGGCTAAAAAAACTAAACCACCTAAATCACCAGCGGCACCTCCGTTTAAAATTACAGTTCCGTTACCAACTACTAAAAAGAAGAAAAAAACAGGACCTGCTGACAAACCAGCGACAAAGATGAAGCCACAAAAAGCGTTGGATAAACTTCGAAAGAAATTTAAAGGGATGCCTTCGCCCACATACAAAAAGAAACCAAAATTAGAAAAAGAAAAATTATTACCTGAAAGAAAAGTACCTCCAGGTGAGAAACCAAATATGCTTGATGTAGCTGGTGGCGCAAAAACTGTTAATGTAAAAGGAGGCGGTCTTATGGAAGCAACAAAAAGATTAAAAGCACAAGGATTAAAAAAGGGTGGCTTTCCTGATCTAAGTGGTGATGGTAAAGTTACAATGAAAGATATATTAATGGGTCGTGGAGTAGTTAAGAAGCCAAAGAAAAAAGCCATGGGCGGCTCAATGACACTAGAAAAAGGTAAACTAAAAGGTGTAAAAGATGCACCAGAAGAAAGACGTAGAGAAATATCAAAACGTGTTCCTAAAGGACTTGCTATG